GGAATCCGGAGAGATTTCTTCCTGATCGTGCGTGGATACACGGATATATCCGTAGGCATATCTTAATTCACGCATCATATCACCTTCCTGTAATTCTATGTGCGACGTCGCACAAAAATGGGTACAAAAATAACAGCCAGCGGGGAACGAGTGTTCCGCTTGCAGTGACTACCCGAAGATGATACAATATTTTTGTGAGTATTGTATGTATCTCTTCGGATATATACGTTATATACGCCCTCATATTGATTATGAGGAAACCGTTCTTGTTGGCGCAGGAGCGGTTTTTAATTATTCAGATGTAATTGGTACAATTGAATTCGGTATTAAATAAGGAGTAAGTCCAGCCGATGTCATAATACCGGCAAGTGTTGCACGTAAATGAGGAAGTAATTGTAATAAAATGGTATCATGAAGATTGTCATAGGTACGGTTTGCAATAGGTTCAGTGCATGTAAAGGTACCTGAAATGACAACTTTGGCTAAAAACGATGTGTCCAACATATCCATATCAACCTCATCAGCCAGACGTAGTTCTGCACTGCAAATTCCTATATAGGAATCTTTGTTATCAGGATCCTGCTCGTGTCGTCTTGCTACAGTAAGTTTCATAGGCTTTCCAGCATAATCAGTTTTGTTAATAACGAAAGCTTCTTTAGTTGATAAAGAAGTTAAATTCATATTAAGTAAAGTAGTCATCACATTTCCTCCAATTCTTCTAACTGCTCAGTGATTCTTGTATATGCATTGTCTGGTTTTGTAGGAAACTGTACAATTTTTCCAGTGGTTTCTAACTCATCAGAAGAGTGAGAAACAGAGTGATTCAGATGAGTCATGGTAATGTTTACATCAAGATCTAATTTTGAAGCAATCTCCGCTATTTTATTAACTGAAAAATTATAATCGCCACATTCCCAACGAGAAATCAATGATTGTGTCGCATTAATATGAGAAGCAAATTCTTTCTGGGTTAAATTCAAAGCCAAACGCTCTTTTGTGATAGCGCTGGAAATTTGCCCCATTAATTTTGAAGAAAGAACATCCGCAGGAGAAAGTACATCCTCAAATAGAGCAAGTAAATCATCGATTGTACAGGATTTATTCTTATTCACTATAAACACCTCCCAAATCTTTTAAACGTTCTTGCATAACTGATGTGTACGTAGTATAGTCAGTTTTTCGTTTTCCCGCTCTTTCGTTAAATGCGCATAAAAAATATGGAGTATTATTTTCATCAATATAAATCAATAACCGGATATTAAACTGGGATTGCTGCAGATGGATAGAATAAAAGTGACCATCAGCACCCTGCAATACCTCATGCCCATCAACGGTATAAATATTTCGACCAAAATTTTTTATGTTTTCCAATTGAGTAGATAGCATTTTAAAGAAACGGGTTTCTTTTCCCTTTAAATCCTTTTTCAAAAGAAAGCCAAGTTCCCGGATAAAAAGAGGGTGAAAAGAAAAAGAATTAAATAATTCAGCTAGTGTATCCAGCATATCTTTAGTATTCATTCTTACTCCTTATAATATTACATATATGCGATAATTTCAATATATAATTGCTATTGCGGTTATATCATTAAAATTTACGTCGCAGCTCTACAACTTTGCCGACAATCTGAACGGGCTTCTTAGAAATCTCTTCCTGATTGAAATACATTGGTTCATAGTTTGGATTGAGAGAGATCAAGGCAATGCTGTCATTGTATTTCTTCAGGCGTTTACATACGCCATCATTTCCATTCACCAGAGCGATGACGATCTCGTCAGATTCAGCATCTTCCTGTTTGCGGACGATTACAGTGTCGCCATTGTGGATATCTGGTTCCATAGAATCCCCTTGTATTTTCAATCCGAAGAATTCACCGGTTTTTGCCAATTCTTCGGAGATTTCTTCCTCATCTACAATATCGGTAATTGCTTCGATCGGGATGCCGGCAGCTACACGACCGAGGACTTTAACAGTGACTCCCTGCGTAGTATGGGGAGACGTTGTTTCAACCATAGGAACATCAAAACCCATGAGCCACAAAGGATTAACTTTTAAAATCCGAGCCATTTTCCCACTGCTAAGATTAGAAGGTGAATGAGATCCATTCAAATATTGGCTAATGGATGCTTTATTAACACCAGAAGCATTGGATAATTCTTGAGGAATCATGTTTGCGTTTGCTAGGGCCAAAGATAGCCTTTGCGCTGTAATTGGATTTTTCATGTGAAGGTACCTCCTATTGATAAAAGGAGTATAACACAACAATATTAAACAATCAAATAAAAAGTTTAATTATTTTTAACTTTTGCATTGACAAATGAGTTAAACGGAGTTAAACTATAATCAAGAAATGGCAAGGGAGGTGATCAGATGTGGGTAAGAAAAACAAAAAGCTATCTCGCAAAGATAAAATTGAGTTAGTGATTCAAGCAGTAATCGCCATTGCAACTTTAATCACAGCAATTAAATCTTAGGAGATAGCCACAAACAAAGGTTCAAGGAAAGGGGGGATGCCCCTAACCTTGACCGAATTTTACCACATCTGATCACATATAGCAAGATGAGGAAAGAAGGTGGCAGAATGAAATGTGAAACAAGAAAAGGCGTATATGCATTGGTTGTTTTATGGATTCTTGCAACAGTAAATGGGTGGGGGAACTTCTGGAAAATATTGATAAGTGTTTTATCAATATTGGAGCTGATTGCAATTGGATTTAAATTTTTCATTGGAATAAAAGCGGAATAATCAATATAGCTGTCCTAGCGGCTATACGGGGAGAAAGAAAGGTGAGAAAAAGTAATGGGATACTCTTATGATAAATTAAGAGGAAGAATTATCGAGAAATATGGAAGTCAGGAACGATTTGCTGAAGCTTTAGGTATTTCGACAAATTCGTTATCAAAGAAAATGACTGGAAAGACAGGGTTTTCGCAAAAAGATATAGTGGAATGGTCACGCTTGCTTCAGATAGACAAGAGTGAGTATAGTGAATATTTTTTTGCCTAAAAAGTTAAACATCGTTAAACTTATTGTATCATCCTCTTACCGGATGACACAATATTTCTACTGATATGCCAATAAAAAAACTATTGACATATAAAAACCACTGATCGAGGAGGTGAAGAGAATGAAGTTTTCGGGATACAATTTCCCGGTAGCTGAGAATATTCAGCGGATTATAAACGAAAAGGGGCTGAAACGGGTATATGTTGCTGAAAAGGCTGGATATACGGCGCAGATGTTAAGTGACATGCTTTCTGGCAGAAAAATCATCAAAGCATGCGATGTACATAAGATATGCGAAGTTCTTGGCGTTGATGCGAATTCTTTGTTTGCAGCAGATCAAAGCAGAGAGTAGGAGGTGGGACTGATGCAGGGAGAAAAAGAAAAACGTGACGGATTCTTCGATTTTTACGGTATATCAGTGGAAGAAGAGAAATTTTTCAAAATGATATACCGCAGGCGTCAAATTTACAGAAGCATTATAGGCGTGCTTTTGATAATCAATGTGGTATTGATTGCATTGCTATGTTCGAAGTGATAAGAGCAGTGATAATTGAAGTAGCTATTGAAATGATAAAAGGCCATATTTTGCCATCATAGAATTTGTTTCGCCGATATACGCAATAGCGAAAATATCTATCTGTAAGACGGTAAAGAGTTTCTTTTGAATGCTGCGTAGCAAGGGTGTCCTCAAATTCGTAATCGGCTTGAATAAATTTTATTCGAGATAATCCGTATAAGGATTCACCAAGAAATTTGCCAGAAACATCCTTTTTGAAACGCATGCAAAACAATTTGAATCGTTCTTTTCGAAAAAGATTTATGTTGGAGAAGTCTTCGGTCATTTTACTATTCCTTTCATTATTTGATAAGGAAAATTATAACAGAGAGCCGCAACAAGTACAAACCGTACCACATAACCTGTAAAGAGGTGATGCAGATGAAACATATTAACATTGTAATAATCAACGGAGAAGAAAGAGAAATAGCATCTTTACCAAAAGAAGAATGTCAGCATCTGGTAAATGAGTGGAATCGCAGAGCGCTGGAATACTTGGGGTACAGACGGAAAAAAACCGCTTAGGCGGTAGAGAGGAGGACAAGCTGTACATTGATGAAAGAGATGGGAAATGCCGGTTCTGTGAAAATTATAAACATTGCCCGGAAACCGAAAAATCCAGAGGGGTGCGGTGCATACAGTGGAAGCGACACAGGAAAAAGAAGTCGGAGGGAGTTACGGAAAGAGATCGAGCTGTGGATTAGTGCAGCTGTGTTTTGCTTAGCCACGCAGGCAGCGATGTTGCTGGTATTTCTGGACTGGCTGAGCAAAGGAAACTAAAATGAGCGCCTATATGAGACGGCAATCTCAGGCGCTCAGGCAATAAAACCAATTAGATTATAACAGGTAGGAGGAAGAAATGGAAGACATACAGAAAACATTGGATGCGCTTCTGGTTGCGTTCCATACATTCAAAGCAGGGCAGGATATCAAGAACCTTACATATGATGAGAATCAAGATGTTGTATGCGTTGTATATGAAAATGGATATCAGGTACTTGTTAAGGTACAGGGGGCAATCGGGTTTGGACTGCTGAGGGAAGTCCTGTGGCAGATGTAGGAGGCGGAAAATGTTCCGGGAAGATTGGGATGATGATCGGTACATGGACTGGGCGGATCAGGAGAGACTGGTCAGGCAGGATGTGGACGAGATTGAAAAGAAGATAAAAGAAAGAAGAAAGCAGCGCGTAACTGCATACATGGAGGAAGAGCGAGATGGAAGAAAAATGGATCATCAACATTTCTGTCAAGAAGAAAACGCACTCGTCCAAGGATAAGCAGCCGGTTACTCGGTTGACGAGAGAAGCTTACGATCTGTTGGCAGAGTTATCCGGTGAGATGGGAATCCCACTGAAGCGTTTGGCATCGGAGATTATTCTGGAAGCGGCGAAGCATATGGAATTAAACAAAGAAGTGGAGGAATAAAATGGCGACATTATACGAATTAACAGAGGAATACAGGCAGTTACTGGAAATGATGGAGGATGATTCGGTAGATCCGAAAGTCCTGAAAGATACCCTGGAGGGTGTGGACGGAGAGTTGGAGATCAAAGCAGAAAACTGCGCAAAGGTCATTGCAGAGCTTGGTGGAAAGATCGATGTGATCGATCGAGAAATTGAACGTTTGAAAGGGAAAAAAGATGTGCTGAACAACAACATCAAGCGGATTAAGCAGCAGATCGAGAAAGCTATGATCGACACCGGCAAGAAGAAGTTCAAGACAGATCTGTTCAGTTTTGGCATTCAGAAAAATCCGCCGGCAGTCGTGATTGATCAGGAAGATCAGATTCCAAAAGAGTACTGGGTTGCACAGGAACCGAAGCTGGACCGGACAGCAATTAAGCAGTGGCTGAAAGAAAATGAAGCGGATTGGGCGCATTTGACACAGACGGAAAGTCTGCGGATTCGATAAGGAGAAGAGCGTATGTGGAAAGTAGAAGTAAAGCAGGCATATATGTCAGAGTACGATTATGAGCGAGAGCAAACAGCAGTTTTTAAGGCGAGCAGTTTGGAAGAAGTTGGGAAAATTGTTGATATGTTTCGGGAATATGGTATCGGAAAAATTGATTTTTCCATCACTCAGGACCATGAAGAAAAGGAGGCGTAAAACATGGCAATCCCAGTATTGATTATCGGAAGATCTGGAATGGGAAAGAGTACAAGTCTCCGGAACTGTGTGGGAAATGAAGATTGGAACTTGATCCGGGTTTTGGACAAGCCGTTACCTTTTAAGGGGAAAATCAACGGATGGCATTCCGATGATTACCAGCAGATCATGAAGTTGTTGGTTGCGTCAAAGGCGAAAAACATTGTAATTGACGATGCCGGCTATTTGATCACCAACATGTTTATGAGCAAGCACAGTTCTGCCGGAGCAGGGAATGGGGTATTTACGTTATACAACCAGATCGGGGATCATTTCTGGAACCTGATCCAGTTCATTTCTACCAAGGTGCCGGCAGACAAAATCGTGTACATGATTATGCATGAGGAATCCAACGATTTAGGCGAGATCAAGCCGAAGACGATCGGAAAGCTGCTGGACGAAAAAGTCTGTGTGGAAGGCATGTTTACCATTGTTCTGCGCTGTATCGTGGAATCAAATAAGCATCTGTTTGTGACGCAGGCAACAGATGGGGCCGTAAGCAAGTCACCGATCGGGATGTTCGAGAGCCTGACGATCGACAATGACATTCTTTTGGTGGAGAAAGCCATCAGAGATTATTACGAAATGGGAGGAACGGAAAAGAATGAAGAGACCAAATAATTACGAAAACACACCGGTTCAGGGGGAATATACTCCGATAGAGCTGGGTGGTCACAAAATGGTAATCATGAGCGTGGAAGAGAAAATGTCAAAGACTAATAAGCCGATGATCGTTGTCTACTTCGATTTCGCAAAGGGAGATCAGCAGGCAGGGTACTTTATGGAGGCGTTCAAAAATGATATTCGCCCGGAAAAGAAATGGCCAAATCAGGCGACAAACTATATTGTGACCGAAGATGAAAACGGAAATTGTAGCAGATCGTTCAAAACGTTCCTTACTTGTGTGGAACATTCCAATAGTGGATTTGAAACACAGTGGGTAGATGATTTTGGAAAACAGTTCAAAGGCAAGCTGATCGGTGGAGTGTTTGGTCAGCAAAAGGACTATTACAATGGCAGAGAGCTTGATAAACGTGTCCTGAGATGGTTCGTATCAATGGATAAGGTGGATGAGGCAGCTGTTCCGGAAGAGATGGAAACGCAGGCTTACAAGAATCATGCTGGCGGCTATCCGGCAGGATCCACACCGGCCGGGAATGGATTCATGAATATCCCGGATGGGATTGATGAAGAGCTGCCATTTAACTAGGAGTTGGTCGAATGGATATACAGATTGATACGAGAGAAAAACAGCGTGCCATTCGTAAGATTGTCAAAACGTTCGATGAGAATGGAGTGAAGCATTTCTCAAGCAAACTGCTGGTTGGTGATTATATGAGTCTGGACAACCCTAGGCTCATCATCGACCGGAAGCAGAACCTGCAGGAATTGTGCGGGAATGTCTGCCAACAGCATGAACGATTCAAACGGGAGCTTCTGAAAGCGATCGATGCCGGGATACAGCTTGTGGTTCTGGTGGAGCAAGGGGCTGATATTAAAAGCCTGGAGGATGTATGGTTTTGGAAGAATCCGAGAAAGCATGAAGTGAGATGGCGGATGGTGAACGGGAAGCGGGAAAAGTATGTGGTATCAGCCAAGGCAGTTGACGGAAAGCAGTTATACAGATCGCTTTGTACCATCCGTGATCGCTACAATGTCCGGTTTGAATTTTGCGAAAAGAAAGATACAGGAAAAGAGATTATTCGGATCTTATCGGAATGTGAATCATGACCAGTGAAGAGATTAAGCAGACATATAGTATGCGAGATATTTTAAGTCGGTGCGGACTTCCGCAGCCAAACAGGGCCGGCTTTATCAAATGTCCATTCCATCAAGGCGATCGGGAAGCATCGATGAAGATTTACAAGCAGGATTTTCATTGCTTTGGATGTGGGGCAAACGGAGATATTTTTCGTTTTGTACAGATGTATGACGGCCTTACATTCAAAGAGGCTTTTTTGTCGCTTGGAGGAACTTATGAAAAGCCGTCTTTTGAGTCAAAGGTGGCTGCATATAAGGCGGAAAAAGCAAGAGAGATGCGGAAGAAAGAGGAAGCCCGTCTCAAAGGAAAGAAGAAATTGAATAACGATCTGATTGATATTTACCGGGATTGTTATAGAAAGGCAGAGCCGTTCTCCGACGCGTGGTGCGACTCTTACAATGCACTACAGTATCAGCTGTATCTGCAGGAAGCATACGCGCAGGAGGAGGCGAGAAAAACATTGTGCAGCCATTAAACAATTATGACGAGAAAAGCATTTTAGGAGAAGAGGTCTTTACAGAGATCTTTGATCAGGAAGATGAGATCAAAAAGGCGCAGATGCTCTTATCCTTCCAGGATCGGGCGAAAGAATTGGGAGTGAAATCTAAGTTTGATACGTTGATACGGGCTTATCGAAAAGTGGAGCGAAGTGCGTATCAAAAAAGGACCCAGCAGAGCCTGTTGGAGAATTGGACGAACTTTTCCGGAAAATACGAGGCTATGAAGTGTGGTTCCTGGATCGCATCAGATGACGGGATCCATACGTTCAATAAAGATTATACAAATGAGGTTGTGGTGTGCTATCATCCAATCCTTCCGATCGGACGTTTAAAGAATCTTGAAACGGGAGAAGAGCAGATCCGGCTTGCCTACAAGCGCAACCACAAATGGACGGAAATTACGATTCCGAAAGATCTGATATCCTCTGCCAGCAAGATCGTGCAGCTGTCAAAACTGGGAGTATCAGTGACCTCTGAGAATGCAAAGTTATTGGTGAAATATTTGTCCGATGTAGAGAACTTGAATGATGATGATATCCCAGTCCAGCGGTCAACATCAAAACTGGGATGGATCGGCAATGATTTCATCCCATACGATACAGACATCGTATTTGATGGAGATATGCAGTTTCGACAGCTGTATGAATCCATAGGATGCTATGGAAATAAACGTGTCTGGATGGAGCATGTCTCGGAACTTCGAAAGACGGGCCGGATGGAAATTAAGTTTTTTCTGGCAGCTTCTTTTGCCAGTGTATTGGTGGGAATGACCGGGGCACTTCCGTTTATCGTTGACTTGTGGGGGGAAACAGAAGGTGGAAAATCAGTAGCCATGATGTTGGCGGCATCTGTTTGGGCAAATCCGGCGGATAGTATGTACATAGGAGATTTTAAAACGACGGATGTGCAGCTGGAGGTTCGTTCGGATCTTTTGAACCATCTTCCGTTGATGCTGGATGATTCCAGCAAGGTGAGCGCCAGAATCCGAGACAATTTCGAGGGAGTTGTGTACGACCTCTGTTCTGGAAAAGGAAAGAGCCGGTCCAACAAGGAACTGGGAATCCGGAAAGAAAGCCGGTGGAAAAATGCAATTCTGACCAACGGAGAGCGGCCGCTGAGCTCTTATGTGACGCAGGGCGGCGCGATCAATAGGATCCTTGAGATAGAGTGCAAGGAAAAGGTATTCTGTGATCCCCAAAACACGGCCGAGCTGTTAAAGAAAAATTATGGATTTGCCGGGAAACAGTTTATCAGCGTTTTGAAGAAGATAGGCGTGGAAGAGATCAGGAATATACAGCGGGACATACAAAAGGAAATCTATCGGGATGATGTCATGCAGAAACAGAGTATTGCTTTGTCTGTGATCCTGACAGCTGACAGGATTGTTACAGAGAACATTTTCTGTGATGGCCAATACATTGACCTGGAGGATGCGAAAAGCATTTTATTGGCGCAAAACGAAGTTTCAGAGCATGAACGATGCTACCGGTATTTGCTGGATAAGATAGGCATGAACAGGCAGCGTTTCGATCCGGTGGCCAATATAGAGCAGTGGGGCATCATCGAGGACGGGTATGCGGTCATGTATCCACAGGCAGTGAAAGAGTTATGCAGAAATGGAGAATTTTCCTACAAGGCATTCATGAACTGGGCGGACCGGCAGGGAATCATCCAGACGGATGGAACAAACAAAACGAAAGTAAAGAAGATCAGTGGAAAGCCGATGCGTTGTGTCTGGATCCGGCTGAATGAGTTTGAGGATAAAGACGGGTTCGTTCCGGAAAAAGTGGGAGATGTGCAAGAAAATGTACCGTTTGAGCAAGAAGAATTACCGTTCAAATAGGGCGGCAGGGTTACAGGTTACAAAAGTTACATTCACTTTTCTATATATATAATAAAAAAATGTGTGTGTATGTGAGTAGGTGTTATATAAAAAACTTTTTCGCACGAGAAAAACGAGTGTAACCTTTGTAACCGCAATCGAAAACATGAATAAACGTTGAAAATACGCGGTTTTATGGTTACAAAACGAAACGTAACCGAACACGAAAAAGTGTAACAATGTCCCAAAAGTGTAACCGGCAAGGAAGTGATGGCGTTATGCATGAAAAAATAACAGATATCCAGAATTCATTCTGGAAAGCATATAAAGGTTTTTTAAAGCACAAGGACATGAATCAGTATACAGATGAGTTGTGCAAGATCAAAGAAAAATACAGACATGATCCGGTGATGCTTCGGTTTTATAAGAATTTAGCAATCTCATGGTCTCCGGTCATGGTGGCCATACAGGAGGAGTGGTATGGAGGAAATTAAAAGGTGGTATTCGGATATTTCATATTCGGAACTGAAAGAATTTATCAAAGAGAGCATTGCTAACATGTCAAGAGAGTTTGTGGCGGTTGGCTATTATCTGAAATATGTTCGAGATAATGAGATGTACTTGGAGGATGGATATGCATCCATTTGGGAATTCGCAGAAGATCTGTATGGAATTCGGAGATCGACCTGTTCCAGGTGGATGGCAATTAATGATCGGTTTTCTAATCAAGGCAATTCGCCGACTATGGATGATCGGTATCGGCAATATGGAAAGAGTCAACTGCAAGAAATGTTGTACCTGGATGATGAGCAGATCGAGGAAGTGACTCCAGACATGACGGTAAAGGAAATCCGGGAGATCAGGAAATCTGAACAAGTTCCGGAAGTGGTAGATGTACCAGAGATAAAAGAACCGGATCCGGAAGAACAGATTTCTGGTCAGATGAGTGTGGAGGATTTTCCGGAGATTCTGCCAGGACAGGATGATGGTCCGGAGAAATGCATTACTGGAAAGAGCGGGAGTGGAATATGTGGTGCCGCAGCGTATTGTTCGACAGGTTATAACTGCTGCGCTGAATGTGATCAGAGCTGCAATAGCAGATGTGGATGGCTTGATGATATGTGCGACGTCGCACATGATGAGACAACTGAGCCGGTGGAAGATGTGGTAATTGATCTGGTAGTGAAAGAAGGATCGGAACGACCAAAACTGCCAAATCTTAAGAATAATGACCAAAGGAAAAACTGGCTGAATAACTATAAAGGCTGGGGATTATGGTATCACGATGATTACATTGATGTGAATTATTACAAGTATGATTTTGACGATGGGAGCCGGCTAGTGGTTGCGGAATATCCACAAAGGGAACACGAGTGGAGTTGGGAACCTTGTGATGAGCATTATTATCACCTGTTGGAGAAAAACAGAAAGAAAGCTGGATCTACTGGTGAAACTTATGACCGTCAGTATATGCAAAGCACAGACAGTGAAACGTACTTGATGGAATTCCTGAAAAATTTGCAAAGAGGAAAAAATAGATGAAAAAAGCGCTGAAATGGAATTTCAAAACTAGGGAATATGAACCGTATGAGCTTCCTGATGGAGCAACCTCATCGGCATGGTGTCAGATGGATGAAGTGATGCCGTGTGCTGAATGCGGAAAGAAGATATTGTATGGAGACGGATATACTTCTCGAAAAATCCATAATGTAAGCGGAATGGGATATGTGGTTTGTGAACGATGCTATGATAAAGAACGGGAGGAAGAAATGTGTATGGATTCATAAGTGGATATACAGTCAGCGATAATATAAATTTTTGCCCTAGATGCGCAGACCGTGGCGGGTTTGGAAGCACGGGGAGAGGGTAAGATGAAAGACCATGATGGATGCGCAGGGTGCGTGTATGAGTCAAAGAGTGAAAGGGAGTATCCCTGTTGTGAATGTAAACAGAGTTATATCGATAAATGGAGGAGTAAAGACATGATGATGGAATGTAATAAAGTAGTGACTGAAAGTGAAGATTTTGAAACGGTTGTGGATTTGGCTAAATCGTTGACGGAATTGATTATAATGGCCAATGAAAATATTAACGGAATTAACCAAGATTTGTTTCGTGGTGGCCGTGATCCCCTAAAAACAGATGGAATTGATTGTTTGATGGACCAGATGCGATGGAATGTAAATAGCATGAATGATCTTCTGAATCAAATTGATGCATTGAAAAGGGTGTTGATATGAAGGACAAGCGAACACGTAAGGAGCAACATGTTGATCAGGTAACCTGCTATGACGGCCTAGAAGCGTGTTGCAGCAAGAAGGCAAAGGAGTGGTTCAGGCGAAAACCATACGGGAAGGTGAGGAAGGATGACGACAGGGCAGAACATTAGGGCTGCGAGGAGGGCTGCAGGGCTGACACAGAAGCAGCTGTCTCAGAAAATCGGCTGTACGCAGTCCAGGATTACTGACTGGGAGCGCGATCTTTATGTACCGAAGCCAGAGCCTCTGAAGTTATTGTCGGAAGTATTGGAAGTTCCTGCTGACAGATTGATTTCTCTGGATGAACCGATACCAGAGAAGAAAAGAGCCACATACAATGATATTTTGTACGGATATAAATGTTTGGGGTACTGCATCATCGAAGAAAATCGAGTGTCATACATACAAGCATTGAGAAAGCTTGAAAAGCATCCGAATAACCGGGAAGCAATGCAAGAGGCATTGAGATGTGAAGATTTTTTCTTGAATGATTTCCCGGGGCTTATTGAGGAAGATATTGATGGGGAAGCTGCGATATCTGCTATGCGGCAATTCGCAAAGGGCAAAGACAAAATCAGAAAGAAAAAATTCGAGCCGGCACAGCGGAAGAAGTACGACATGGGTAATGTTTTTGAATTCTGGAGGTGATTGAGTGGAAGCAATGACGAAGGAACGCCTGGAAGCGTACCGGAGCAGCAAGATGGAGATCCTTGAGCTGGAATACACTCTGAACAACCGCTGGAAGTCTGACACGATGATCGGGAATGATGTGATATTTGATTACAGCAAAGGTTATCCGATGCCCCAGAGTGTTCCGGGTTTTGACTGGAAACGGTACGAGAGATTGCAGGAGCGTGATCTGAGGCGAAAAGAATTCCTGGAGACGGAGTGTGCAGAGGTGGATGACTTTGTGGATGGAATCAAGGACAGTTTGATCAAAAGGATCTTCCGGATGTATTTCATTGACGGAAGGAAAGCAGTGACTCAGAGTGAGGTGGCGAAGCGTTTTCATTTGGAAAGAAGCAGTGTGAGCAAAAAAATTGATGCGTATTTGAAAGTTTCACACAATTCACACGATTCACATTTATAATAATACTAGAGCCAAAGGCGAAAACCCGGCTGCTCGGTTCCTCAATACCTAGACCAAGAGAGACAACCTGGTGTCATAACTAGGTTGTCTTTTCGTTGTTTATTGCTGAAATATGGAGTATTATGTAAATAAGTTTTAGGTACGGGAGGATACCAGTATGAATGATAAGACAAATGATTTGATAGAAGCCACTAAAGGTGTAATAGGGGAAATTTTGGTAGAAGATGCACTTCCTGCATTGGCAGAAGAAATATTGAAGGGAACAGTAATGGAGGCTGCAAGCGGGACAGTTGGATTGATTTCTCCTAGAATTGGAGGAGTTATGGTTGCATATCAACAAAGACGGTGGGAGAGAAACTGGGAAAAATATATATGTTTGATAGTAGAACATCAAGATGAATTGAATAAAAGGCTAGATAGACTTGAGGAAGAACAACGCAAGGAAGTAAAAAATACATATTTCCCATTGATATCTGATTATGTTGGAAATGAAAAGCAGTATGAAAAGATAGAATTTATAGTAAATGGATTTATTAATCTGTCATCTGGAATTAACATGCAGGAAGATATAACACTAATGTATTATGATACATTAAGTCAGTTAAGTTTACTTGATCTTAGAGTATTAAAAATATATGCATATCAATATTTTGATGAAGGATGTAGAGATAATATATCTAGTGTAATGAAAGAATATCGAATTGATATTGCTCAAATTTCATTAATAAGAGAAAAATTATTGCGAGCTGGTTTGCTCCTTAGTCAAAATGATGAAAAGATGGAAGAAAATATTAACAATGTCTCTGAATTTATAGAGGGATTGAGCAAAAACAAAAAGAATTTAAGGTTAAAGAAAATAAACAAAATAAGAAGAAATGATTCATATAAAATAACATCCTATGGAAGAAAATTTTTGAATTTTTTTACTAATATTGCGGAAGAGCAGATTGAAGAATAAAAAGGAAATTACAAGGGCACCCTCCGGGGTGCTTTTCTTGTGCGCAAAATAGGAGATGAGAAAATATGCAGGAAAAAACTTTTGAAAATCAACAAAAGATAATTTTTGACGGTGTGGGAGAATTTGAGATCCCAGAGATCGAACCTACATATTTTGATTCTTGCGATTTCATTTCCTTCAATTATGCGAAGAGCTGTAAGGAACGGCAGAATAAAGGATGCCACTTCTTTATTGATGATTACCAGTTTCAAAGATTATGGAACCAGCCGGATAGGTATCTCGATATGCTGATGGAATTTAAGTGTGTGTGCAGTCCGGATTTCAGTACTTATACAGATTTTCCGAAAGCATTGCAGATATATAATCATTTCCGAAAACATTGGATCGGAGCTTATTTGCAGATGCATGGAGTGGATGTGATTCCGACAATTAGTTGGAGCACGGAAGATTCTTTTGAGTGGTGCTTTGACGGAGAGCCTATTGGCGGAGTTGTGGCAGTGTCCAGTGTCGGGACACAGAACAGCAAGGCAAAAAGAGAATTGTTCATACAAGGCTATAAAGAGATGGTCAGACGCTTGCAGCCGGAGACGATTATCTTTTACGGCAACGTACCGGAAGAGTGCAAAGGAAACATTATCAGAGTCAAAGCATTTCAAGAAAAATTCTATGAGGCGAGATGCAATGGGTGGTAGGGGATCATCGAGCGGAATAAGTGCCAGCGGGAAGAAATATGGAACGGAGTATACAACATTGTATCAATCTGGAAATATAAAATTTGTTAGGTATAATAATGGATCAGCGACTGCTCCAATGGAAACGATGTCAAAAAACAGGATATATGCCACTATAGATTACAATGGAAATGTAAAATATATATCATTTTACGATAAAGAAAATAAACGATATAAGCAAATCGACCTAGATCATTACCATAAGGTTAATGGAATCAAAGAAAAACCTCATTCGCATTATGGATATATTCATGATGAAAACGGAACACAGAAACCAAATGCGAGTGATAGGGAGATTATTGACAGGGTTGAGAGGATATGGCAGAATAAGAAAAAGTAGTAGTTTAAGAGGGAGAACAGGTACCCAGGCTGCAACTTCGAGTTGCAAATAAATTTCCATGTCAGTTTAGCTAAGCAATCCTGAAATAGATAGCCTTTAAGGCTGCGCTTTCTGGCCTCGATAGATTTTTATTGTTTGGGAATAATACAAGGTTCCGGTTCAAATCCGGACGCTTTTTAGAGAGATCCAGAAATGGGTCTCTTTTTGTGTAGAAGGAAAGCAAGCATAGGAGGTGAGTCTGAGTGACTGAAAAACAGAAAAGATTTTGTGATGAGTACCTGATTGATTGTAATGCCACCCGGGCTTACAGAGAAGCATATCCCAATTGCAAGAAAAACAGTTCTGCCGATGCGGCGGCAAGAAAATTACTCGGAAATACTCGGATTCGAGAATATATCGATAAAAGATTGGCAGAAAAAGAGGATGCCTTGATTGCGAAGCAGGATGAGGTCCTTCAGACGCTGACCAGAGTTTTGCGCCGGCAGGAGAGGGATACGGTGGTTGTCACTTGTAAAGAGCGAAGCAGTGGATATGACGAGAACGGAAAGAAAGTGACTGTTGAGAGAGAAGTGCCGCAGTTGGTACAGGTGCCGACGAAGGTGAGTGATCTGAATAAAGCTGCGGAGCTTCTCGGCAAGAGATATTCGTTGTTTACTGACAAGGTGGAGATGGAGGCAGACATGGACCTGAACATTACCATCGATTACGGTGAGGATGATACTGGATGAAGATAAAAGTACAAGCGAATGCCTGTTTCAAAGATGTTGATCGCAGTAGAAAGCGATACATCGTGATGAAAGGTTCAGCTGGATCCGGAAAGAGTATGGATACAGCACAGCATTATATTCTGCGGTTGATGAATGATCCGGGGCGGAATCTTTTGTGTGTCCGGAAGGCAGATGTAACGAATAGAGATAGCACTTTTGCAGAATTGCAGGGTGCTATTTTTCGTATGTTTGGTGAACAGTACAAGAGATATTGGTATATCAACAGTTCCAATATGCTGCTGGAGTGCAAAAGTAATCACAACCAGATTATTTTTCGAGGGGTGAACGATGAGAAGCAACGGGAAAAATTGAAGTCTATTACCTTTAAGCGAGGGAAACTTACCGATGTCTGGATAGAAGAAGCCACGGAGATTACGCAGTCGGATTTTGAGATTATCGATGACCGTTTGCGAGGTGAGCTGCCGCCGAGGCAGTTCTATCAAATCAGGATGACTTTCAATCCGGTGTCTGCGTATCATTGGATCAAAAAGGTGTTTTTTGACCGAGAGGATCCAGATGTCCTGACGCATCACTCCACTTATGAGAATAACCGGTTCATTGACGAAGCCTATCGTCGCAGGATGATGAGGCGTAAGGAAGTGGATCCGGAAGGGTATCAGGTGTACGGACTCGGAAATTGGGGAGAGGTCGCCGGTCTGATCCTGAAGAATTATGTGATTGAGGAATTTGACCGATCTCCGGAACGCTTTGATTATATGGTCAATTCGCAAGACTTTGGGTTCAACCACGCGAATTGTATCGGAGAGGTTGGATTCAAGGATGGAGAGCTGTATCTGTGCCGGGAGTTGTATGTGTACGAGATGGACACGGATGAGATCATCCGCCTGGCGGATGGGCATTTCCAGAAGCGCCTGACCATGTACTGTGACAGCGCGGAGCCGGACCGAATCAAGATGTGGAAGAAAGCAGGGTACCGGGCAAAACCAGTCAGCAAGGAAGCGAACAGCGTCCATGCGCAGATTGATTATTTGAAACAGCACAGGATCCATATTTACCCCACCTGTGTAAACACCATAAAGGAAATACAACAATGGAAGTGGAAGAAAGATGAGCGTACAAACACTTATATGGAGGAACCAGTTCCATTTTTTGATGATGCAATGGCGATGCTTCGGTATTCCATTGAGCAGGAGAGAAAAGCTCCGCCAAGGCTGAACAGAAATATCAAGGGAGGGCTGTAAGATGCAGAACTTATACAGACTGCCGTCAGAGGAAGAGCTGACGGATCATAAACTGAATGAATTTATCGCCAGGCACGCTGCTGAATGCAGCTTCCGGTATAAGCGGTTACAGGATGCCTATGAGACAGAGTATCCGATCTTTCTGGAGCCGGCGAAGCCGAAGTGGAAGCCGGACAACCGGATCGCAGTGAATTTTGCCAAGTATATCGTGGACACAATGAACGGGTTCTTTATCGGGCATCCGATCAAGCTGCAGGTGGATGATGACGATGAGGCTGTCAAGAACTATGTGGAACTGCTGGATCAGTACAACGATCAGGATGACAACAATGCGGAGTTGTCTAAGATCTGCAGCATCTTTGGAAAAGGGTATGAAATGTATTACGTGGATGAAGAGAGCAACATCTGCATCACTTATTTGAGCCCGATGGATGCTTTTATGGTCTATGACGATTCTGTTTTGCAGAAAGAGCGTTATTTCGTGAGGTTGTACGTTGATGCGGATCAGGTCCTGCATGGGAGCTTATCGGACGAGGCGAAAGTTCGTTGGTTTACGATCAAAGGAGAGCTTGTCTGGGATGAAGAAGAGAAAGTGCATGGCTTTGATGGAGTGCCTGCCACGGAGTATGTGGAGAATAAGGAGCGAATGGGAATCTTCGAGCCGGTTTTGACGATGATCAATGCTTATAACAAGGCAATCAGCGAAAAGGCGAACGATGTGGATTATTTTGCAGATGCTTATTTGAAAGTGTTGGGGGCGTACCTGAAAGATGAAGATGTAAAACATATCCGGGATGATCGGATCATCAATTTTGAGGGAGATGCTGATCGGATCATCGTTGATTTCTTGCAGAAGCCGAACGGCGACACGACGCAGGAGCATCTGATTGACCGGTTGGAAAGGTTGATTTTCCAGATCAGTATGGTGGCGAATATTTCGGATGAGAATTTCGGGACGAGTTCCGGTATTGCAATGAAGTACAAGCTTCAGGCTATGAGCAACCTTGAAAAGACGAAAGAACGGAAATTTGCTTCCGGAATGAACCGGAGGTACCGGTTGATCTTTTCGAATCCGGTGTCTGGAATGCTAAAGGACGACTGGGTAAAGATCCATCCGCATTTTACGCCAAACTTCCCGGCAAACTTGCAGGAAGAGGCTGAGATTGCAAGGAATCTGGACGGACTGGTCAGCCAGGGGACGCAACTGGGAATTCTTTCAATCGTGGATAACACGAAGGAAGAGATCGAAGCAATGGAAGAGGAGCAGGCGGAACGTTCCAAATCTGATCTGACAAGATTGTTCGGAGTAAATGGCGATGGATCCGGCGGTGATGTAAATGGCGAATAAGATTGTTCGGAAGAGTAAGAGCAGTGCAGAGTACTGGCGGCAGAGGGAAGCAGAAAACTTGAAAAAGTATTTGCTGTCAGAAGAAGAGTATGTGAAGCGTGTGCATGAGATCCTGGATTACACGGCTGATCAGATTCAAAGAGAGATCAATGGATTCTATTCCAAGTATGCAGACAAAGAGGGGATCTCCATTGCGGATGCGAAGCGCCGGATCAAGGAAGCGGATGTTGAAGCGTTCGCCCGGAAGGCGAAGCGGTATGTGAAGGAAAAGAACTTCTCTAAACAGGCAAATGATGAGATGCGGCTATACAATGCCACCATGAAGATTAACCGTTTGGAGCTGTTGAAAGCGAATATCGGTCTGGAGCTGGTGGCAGGGTTTGATGAGCTGCAGAAGTACGATGAGGAGATCTTGACAGAGCGCACCAGGGAAGAGCTGGAACGACAGGCCGGGATCCTGGGGAATACCATTCAGAACAATGAGAAGATGGTCAGCTCCATCGTCAATGCATCTTTTCATCATGCGACTTATTCAGACCGGATCTGGATGTATCAGGCTATGATGAAGACAGAACTGGATAAGCTGCTGCGGCAGGGACTGATTCAGGGCAAGAATCCCCGGCAGTTGGCTTCGCATTTGCAGAAACTGTTTGGAGTCAGTAAGTACAACGCAGAGCGTCTGATGCGGACGGAGCTGGCAAGAGTACAGATTGATGCACAGAAGCAGTCCTATGAGCGGAACAACTTTGAACAGTATACTTTCCTGGCGCTGGGCACTGCCTGTGAGGCTTGTCTGGTTCTGGACGGAAAGCATTTCAATGTTAAGGATATGATGCCGGGAGAGAACGCGCCGCCGATGCACCCTTTTGTCGATGCTCAACCAGTGCCTATATGAACAGAGAAGAATTTGAGCGGTGGTTGAGCGAGAAAAAACATGCGCCGGAAGATGTCACAGAGGAATATCTTACAAATGCAAAACCGGGAAAGGGGAATATTACATATGATGAGGGTTATGACAAAGAAACGCATAAAGAGGAAGTTGCGATGGCTCAATGGATTCATCAAAATCTGGGCGGTGATATTAACTTGCTAGATGAGGTTAGAGGATACAAGGTATTAACTCCAGATTACCTATGGAATAAAAAGCTGTGGGATTTAAAAACTGTTACGACTGAAAAATCAGCTAACAGCGCAGTACGTCATGGCTTGAAGCAGATACAAGAAAATTCCGGCGGAATTATATTAAATTATGAGGACAGAGATGTTTCGCTAGATGTCTTACAGCAAATTTTATCGAAAAGATTAGCTGCAAGCGCACAACAAACAGTTGATATTTTGATTGTCCAGAGCGATAAAGTACTGAAAGCGTTAAGATATAAAAAATAGAGATGTCGAACCCCCACCATATAGCGGAGGTGCATCTCCAATTATTTTATACCATATTTTTTGTTTTTAATCAATGCATTTGCAGATTTTGACGCATTGTTTTTACAATGCGCTATTTTTATGTATTTGGCGTCGATAGGGTAGCTCCCGAAAACAATAGGCCTTGATTGCTTCGGCGCCATTAAGAAGGCGATTATTACGGAGAGGCGGTAATAGAAATGAAAGAAATTTGGAAAGACATCGCAGGATATGAAGGATTATATCAGGTGAGTAATTTGGGGAGAGTCAAGAGTCTTGGGCGCTATAAGGGAAATCACTCAAACGATCAGTACATCCGAGAAAGAATGAAGGTACTGCATGATAGAGTGGATACAGGGAAAAGAACAGGGTATCTTGTAACAGTTCTCTATAAAAATAACAAGGGAAAAAACTTTTATGTTCATCGGCTTGTTGCCGAAGCATTTGTTTCGAATCCAGAATCTAAACAAACAGTTAATCACATAAATGGCGATAAGCATGACAACAGAGCTGAAAATCTGGAGTGGAATACGTACCGGGAAAATAATATTCATGCTTACAAAACCGGGTTAAACGATGAAAAGCACAGAAGAAATTGTAAAGGTTCAATGGCGGTAAGACAGTTAGACGTTGATGGGAAACTGATTGCTGTGTATCCGAGCATAAGGGAAGCAGAAAGACAAACGGGTGTTTGCAGCCAGTCAATATCTCTTGGTATTCGTAAAGGATGGAGATATGGCGGATATATTTGGGAAAAAGCAATGTAGTAACCACCAGTCGAGAGACCGGTGGTATTTTTACGCACATTTTTAGGAGGTAAGACCATGAAAACAAATCCCAAAATACAAGAAATATGGGTTGAAGCGATAAAAGATTGTGGGCAATCATTGATTGATAATGCCGAAAAAATTGCAGGGGATTATGAGTTTGAAACGGGAGTGGATATTACTATTTCTCTTAAACCAAATGAATTTGTGGAAATAAAAGTCGCAACAACGTATCTTCCTAAAGCGAAAGACAGGGGCATAGTGACTTTGTCAAATGAAGCATCAGACAATAAATACCGATTCTTTAATGAGGAGAGATAAAGTGAATATACCAAAATCAGTCAAAATTCTGTATAAGAATTACGAGATTGAAAAAAGAGAAGAGCTGCACGACGGAGCAGAAGAGTTGTATGGGCAGATTCGATATCTGGAAGAAAGAATTTTGCTCCGAGCAGACGTATCAGAGGAGCAACAGAGGGCAACTCTTTGCCATGAGATGCTGCATGGTTTGGATGAAATGTATTCTATTGGGTTGAAAGAAAAACAGATAGAGAAGCTTGGAAATGCTTTATACATGTTGATTCGAGATAATCCGGAACTGTTTGCAAAATGAAAGGTTGGTGATCCTTACATCTCCCACCGGCGGGGAACGACCGGAAGAAAAGGAGTGATGCGGTTTGATTGAGGTAAGTGTTCGGCTGGACGGAATTACGATATCCGGACATGCAAATTATGCGCCACATGGTTCTGATGTGGTGTGTGCAGGAGTTACGACTCTTGTGCAGACACTGATCCAGTCGATGGAAAGTCTGGTATCAGATCAAATAGAATACGAAATATCGCCCGGATGGGTGGATGTGAAGTATGGGAATCTGTCAGAGCAAGGCCAGCTCTTGGTGGATTCCTTTTTCGTCGGCATTTGTATGATTGCTGACGAGTTTCCGGAGTATGTACGGATTGTGTAACTGATGTGTCCGAAATGACGTAAAACTATGATTCGACGGAATGCCCTGGGCTTAAGTGAATGGGGTGGGACGGAAAAAGGAGAAGCGTATGAAATATATGAACAACCTGTATCGTGGTTGGAGAATTCCAATGACAAATTTGCAGCTGTTTACAGAAGGTGATGGAAACGGCAGCGGGTCCGGAGACGGAAACGGTGACGGAGCTGGAGCAGGTTCTGGGGACGGTGGTAATGGAAGCGAGCCGATGTCGTTTGATGACTTCCTGAAAGAGGAGGGCAATCAGGCAGAGTTTGACAGACGTGTTCAGAAGGCTGTGAGCACTGCAGTGACCAATGCACAGACGAAGTGGAAGGCACTGACAGATGATAAGCTGTCTGAGGCAGAAAAGCTGGCGCAGATGACGAAAGAGGAGAAAGCGGAGTACGAGATGAACAAGCTGAAGCAACAGCTTGCCGATCTGCAGAAGCAGTCCAATCGTTCTGATATGGCGAATACAGCCCGGAAGATGCTGGCAGATGAGGAAATCAACATTCCGGATGATCTTCTGGGGCATTTAATCGCAGATGATGCTGAGGGCACGAAGAAAGCCGTGGAATCGTTTACGAAACTTTTCAAGGAAGCGGTTCTTGCAGAGGTGAAACGGGAACTGAAAGGGAAAACTCCGAAAGCAGGAGCAGGTGGCAAAGGTACGATGACAAAGGAGCAGATTTTGGCAATCAAGAATCCGGCGGAAAGACAGAAGCTGATTGCGGAAAATCTTGCATTATTTCAGTAGAAAGGAAGAGGGAAAATGAATAAGAACAGAAAATTTGGTTTGCAGGTGTTTACAGCTCCGGACGGAATGACCGGACAGGCACAGATTCAGGTAAGAGCAAGAGAGATTGATTTCGTTACATCTTTCAGCAAGAACTTGCAGGCGCTGCTGGATGTAATGGGGATTACTCGGATGATCCGGAAAGAGAACGGATCCGTACTGAAAACAAAAAAGGTTTCCGGTACTTTGAAGAGTGGAGAGGTGGCAGAAGGTGACGAGATCCCGCTGTCCCAGTACACAGTAGAAGAGACCCCGTTTGATACCATCAAGATCGAGAAGTACAGAAAGGGCGTATCCATTGAGGCAATCGCTGAAAAAGGCTATGATGCTGCGGTACAGTCCACAGATGATGAGTTCAAATCGGATCTGATCAACAAGGTGTCTGATCGGTTCTATGCACAGTTGAAAGCCGGCTCTTTGGTAGGACATGAGACAACCTGGCAGATGGCTGTTGCAATGGCAATCGGCAAGGTTATCGATAAATTCCAGAAGATGAAGAGAACGGCTACCGGTGTTGCACTCTGGGTGAATACGCTGGATGTGTATAAGTATATCGGTGCTGCCAGCATCACGATGCAGACCGCGTTTGGCTTTAAGTATGTTCAGGATTTCATGGGAGCGGATGTTGTGTTTGTTTCCTCTGAAATTCCGGGAAATGTGGTTGTGGCAACTCCGCTCAACAACCTGGTAGCGTATTACGTTGATCCGGGCGATTCTGAGTTCGCGAAAGCCGGTCTGCAGTATACCACAGATACAGAGACTGGTTTCATTGGTTTTCATGCGCAGGGAACTTATGAGAGAGCCATCTCTGATATGTTTGCGATCATGGGATTGAGATTGTTCTGTGAATACCAGGATGCCATTGCTTACATTGCAGTGGGTTCTTCTGATACGCAGACACTGAGATCTTTGACGGTTACTTCTGTGGCAGGCTCTAAGTCCGGAGATACAAAGCTGACGGTAAAAGAACAGCTGCAGTCTCCGAGAAACAGCTGGAAGTACAAGGATGCGACCGCTGCTACGTCTGTGACGGTTGGCATGGATGTAAAGAACTGGAGCAAGTGGGACGGAGAGTCTGAGATCGCTTCTACTGCGGATCACTATATCACAGTGGTGGAATGTGATCAGAATTACAAGGCTGTTTCTTCCGGTAATGCGAAAGTTGCCGTGAAAGCCTAAGGAGGTAGCCCATGTATCAGGTGATTAAGAGTTTTACGGATCTGCACGATCAGGATCATCTGTATCAGGTGGGGGATGTGTTCCCCCGCCCGGGTATCCGGGTGACGGAGAAGCGCCTGCAGGAACTGGCCAGTGATCAGAACAAGCAGGGCGTTCCGCTGATTCAGGAGATTTTACAGGAGGGTGCCGAGGAAAGCGAGGCGTAAAGATGCTGGAGGATTTGAAGCTTTTGCTGGGATTGGCAGATGTAAAAGATGACGGTTTGGATCAAAAACTGAATCTCATCTTGTCCGGAACCAAAAGCCGCTTAAAGTCGCTGCTTGGCGGAATTAACCCGCCGGAGGAGCTGAATTATATTATCCTGGAAGTGTCTGTGATCCGGTATAACAAGATCGGATCGGAGGGGCTTTCTGCGCACATTGTGGAGGGAGAGCATCAAACTTTTTCAAGTGATGATTTTGCGGGATACCGGGATGACATCCAAGATTTCCTGGATCGGCAGGAAGATGGATCTAAAGGGCGGGTGAGGTTTCTGTGAGATACGATACACCAGTGTATATGCAAAGCGTTACGAGCGGGGAATACGATCCGAAAACCGGGAATTACGGAGAAGAGCAGGTGAAGGAAACGCTGCTTCTGGCATCGGTCATGGACACTAAAGCGGAACTGTTGACGCTGGTATACGGCGGTATACGGCAGGGAAGTTTGATGGTCCAGGTGCAGAATCATGCTGGTAAAAAAGTGGATCGGATCCGGATCGGCGAGAAGCTGTACCGGATCGATTATGAGAGGAGACTCAGAACCAAGCAGACGTTTGTGGTATCGGAGGTGCAGGCATGAAGATGCATGTAAAGATAACGGGGGCGAAGGAACTGGCGGCGGAACTGCAGAAAAAGTGCAGTCTGGATGCAGTGAAAATGGTGGTTCGAGTGAATGGAGCCCAGCTGCAGGAAAAAGCCGTGCGAAAAGCGCCTGTGGATACCGGTACCTTGAAGCGCAGCATCGGTCTGACGATTGATAACGGTGGGATGACTGCTCAGGTAGAGCCTACGGTAGAGTATGCACCTTATCAGGAGTATGGCACCCGGTTCATGGAGGCGCAGCCCTTTGTTGGACCGGCGTTTCGTGAGCAGAAAGAGATTTTCAAAAGAGATTTGGATCGTTTGGTGAAATGAGGTGAAGCGGATGGATCCACAGCAAGAACTTTTCAGTGCGCTTTTGGTGGCATTGAGAGAAAAGTATAAGGATTCCGGCACGGGTGTGTATGATACGTTTCTTCCGCCGGAGGGAACTGCCTATCCGTTTCTTTACCTGGCTGGTTCTCAGCAGGTGGATCAGCAGACCAAGTCTGCAGTGATGGGAACGGTGTATCAGACGATCCATGTCTGGCATAGTGATCCGAGGCAAAGAGGAACGGTATCAAGGCTTTTGCTGGAAGTGAAAGAATTGTGCCGGAGATTTGAACATACCGACAATTTCGGCTGGTTTGTGGACAGCATGGAGCAGCAGATTTTGCCGGACAATACGACGAAACAGCCACTTCTGCACGGCGTGCTGGAAGTTGGTTTTCGATTCAGCTAAGAAAGGGGAAAGAAGAGATGTTGAGAAGTAGATTACAGCTGTTTGCAGAAGCAGTTGCAGGAAAAAAGATTGTGTATCTGTACAGAGTGAAAGAAAATTCTGCTACGGATGATGCGAAGCATATCGCATTTACTACAGAGAACGGAAGAACCAAGAGCAAGGATGCGGATTCTGTGGCCACGAAAGATGGCACCATCCGTGTGCCGGGTACTTCTGAGGTGGAAATCACAGCAACGTCTGTGATGGCGAAGGGAGATGCTTTCCTTGGCACTTTGGAGAGTGCGCTGGACAGTGATAAGATCCTGGAAATCTGGGAGGTAAACCTGGAAGAAAAGGGAACGACTACGAATTCCGGCAAGTTCAAATCGAAGTACTTCCAGGGCTATCTGACGGAGATGGAGGTTACATCTTCTGCGGAGGATATGGCAGAGGTGTCGTTGACTTTCGGAATCATCGGTGCCGGTGTGGATGGCGATGCAACGGTAACAGATGAGCAGCAGGAAGCGGCTGCGTATGCCTTTGCGGATACGCAGAAAACAGGGGCGTAAATCATAAGAAAATGGAGACAGGGAGTCGGAAAGGCTCCCTCTTTTTTTAGTTTAGAAGGAGAAAAATATGGTAATCAACATTAAAAACAACGATTACGAGGTGCGTTTTGGGATCGCTTTTGTCCGTGCTTTGGATGAGAAGTATTACGTGCAGAGCAAAACGGGAATCAAGTTCGGAACGGGAATGGAAACCAGAATTCCGCTGTTGCTGACTTATGATCCGATCACGCTGTCGGAGTTTTTGTATCTGGGTACCTGCACCGAGAAAAAGCGCCCATCTCAGATGGATGTGGATGCATACGTTGACCAGGTGGAGGACATTGATGCCCTGTTCGACGAGGTAATACAGGAGTTAAAAAAGCAGAATGCCACCAAGAAGAAGATGGAAGCCTTGGCGGCAGATCTCGCAGAAGAAAGCGAAAGCCTGACAGCGGAAAAATAAGGAACTGGCAGGAAGAGTACGAGCACATCATGCTGAACGGATTGCGGTATCTGCATATGGACCCGGAGGAGATCGACCGGATGACGTTTTTTGAGTACCGGATGCGGATGCAGGCGGCTTCTTTGCAAGTGATCGATGTGGAATACATGGTGTACTTGCAGGCCTGGGCAAACAGGGAAGTGCAAGCCACAAAGAAAAAGGGGAAAAACAAGCAGGTGTATGTGTACTCTACCATGAAGCAGTTCTTTGACCGAGAGAAGTTGGAGAAAGAAATCCTGACAGACGAAGAACCGCAAGAACCGTCGGGCCTTGCGAAGCGTCTTATGGATTACGAAAGGGGGAAGAAGCGTGGAGAATTATAGCGTAGTTGCTACTTTGCGGGTAAAAGATGACGGATTTGCGGAGAAGATGGCAGCGGCTTCCGACTCCCTTGCAGATTTTGACGGGGTGGCGAAGTCCAGCTCCAAGGGGCTTCTCAGCGCAGCCACAGCGTTTGGTGTGGCGAATAAGGCAATCGATCTGATTGCGGGAACAATCCAAAATTCCCTGGGGAAAGCTATCAAGCGTGTGGACACTATGAATCAGTTTCCGAAGATCATGCAGCAGATCGGGTTTAGTGCGAAAGATTCACAGGCATCCATCAAGAAGCTGTCTGACGGGATCAACGGTCTTCCGACGGCATTGGATGATATTACAGCGTCCACGCAAAAGCTGGCACTGCTGACGGGGAATCTGGAAAAGGCTACGGATACGTCGCTGGCTTTGAATGATGCCTTTTATGCGTCCGGTGCATCGGCAGAAGATGCTTCCAGAGGTTTAATCCAGTACACACAGATGCTGTCCAAAGGGACGGTGGATATGCAGTCCTGGAGAACCTTGCAGGAGACGATGGGCGTAGCTTTGAATGATCTGGCGGCATCCTTTGGGTTTGCCGGGGAATCGGCGCAGAATGATCTGTATGATGCGTTGAAGAGCGGAGAGATTACGTTTACGGATTTGAATAACCGTCTGATCGAACTGGATGGTGGTGTGGATGGCTTTGGAGCTCGTGCCAAGACGGCATCGGAAGGGATTGCCACGTCTTTTACAAACCTGGGGACGGCTGTGGTCCGTGGAACGGCGAATGTCATCGATGCCACGGACAAGGCTTTGCAGGAGAACGGTCTGCCAGGCTTCCAGCAGCAGATCGAGGGTGTGAAGACGGTTGTCAACGATGTCTTTAATGGAATCACGGAAGGGGCAGGAACATTGGTTTCTACGGTTGCCCCGGCTATTAAGTTTGTGGCGGACAATGCAGGAGTGTTGCAGGCGGTTCTGATCCCTTTGGGTGCCGGTTTTGTGGCGCTGAAAGTGGCGGAAAAAGCGGCTTCCGGCGTGAAAAGCTTCGGGGATAAGAGTACAGAGGCGGCCACAAAGATCAAGGATCTACAAACCAACCTGGCACTGGCAGCTCATGCGACTCAGGATAAGGCGGCAGCGGATAAAGCGGCAGAGGTATCGAGTAAGCTGGCGGAAAAGGCAGCGCAGGCGAGTACAGAAGCGGAAAAAGCGAATGCGGCAGCAAGGCAACTCTCCAGAGAAGCTACGTTGGCGAAAAAGGCGGCGGATAAGGCAGGGGCATCGGCAACAAAAGCGCATGCGGATGCAGAGAAAAAGGCAGCATCAGCCGCAAAGGCGGAGGAATCTGCAAAGAAAAAAGCAGAGGCGGCAACGAAAGCGAAGGAACGGGCAGACCGGGCGGCAGCTCAGGCGTCTAAGAAGGCAGCAAATGCAGAAAAAAGCAGTGCGGCGGCAACAAAAGTGAGTAACACGGCGATTTCTACGAAGGAGCTTCTTTTGGGAGTGCTTTCTGGAAAGATTAAGCTGACCACGGCGGCGCAGACTGCGTGGAATGCTGCAATGGCGGCCAATCCTATCGGGACAGTGATAACGGCGGTGACGGGGCTCATTACAGTTATTACGACCGTGCAATCGATCCTTGGTAAAATTGGGGAAGCAAATGATTCGGTAGCTTCTAAAACTGAAAAGTTAAAGAAAAAGGTGGACGAGCATCTTGCTTCCATGAAAGAAGCGGATACAACTTACAAAGAAAGTAAGCGAGAAATAGAAGCACAAACATCCCTTGTAAATGACCTGGCTGATCGGCTGGATACATTGGCGAATAAGTCGAAAAAGTCAGAAAAGGAAAAAGAAGAAATGAGCGCGATTATTGCACAGCTTAACAGTCAAATGCAAGGGCTGAATCTGACTTATGACGAAGAAGAAAAAAAGCTTAGCACGTCCGCGAAAGCTATAAAAAATAAGGCGAAATCATATGAATCCTTGCAAAAATCGCAGCTGTACACGGAGAGATTGACGAAGGTATCGGAAAATCTAATCACGGTTCAGGATGACCTGGCAGAGGCACAAGATAATTATAATAAGATTTTAGCAGACTATAGAAAAAGTGCGAAACCCGGAACGTCGGAATCTACTTATAAGCCGCTTGTAGATGCCCAAGAAGCGATAGATAAGTTAAGTGCTAAAGAGCAAAGTTACACGAGTGAAAAGGAACAGCTTACAGAACTAGTTAAGAATGCAAATCAACAGCAGATGGAATCTTTGCGCGAAAGTGTAGCAAATCAGACTGTTACCCTGGAAGAACTTCCGGAAGCTATGCAGAATGTTGTTTCGGAAACGAATAAAGCATACCAGGACTTGTATGATAAGGCAACCAGTGTTTTTGATGCATTATCCGAAGAACAAACCAGATCTGTTGAGGATATTTTAAAAACTCAAGAAAAAAACGTACAAGTCACACGGAATTTTGGAAACAATATGGAAGCTCTGCGAGATCGAATGGAAGCGCTGGGATTGGATACTGCTGTACTGGGTCAGTTTGAAAACATTGGAGTGGAGGCGGCTGGAGATGTGGCAGCTTTGGTTAATGGTACGGATGAACAATTGACTAGACTTTCACAGAACTTTGCGAATGCTGGAGATGCTTCAAGACAGTCGTTTATAAAGGAAGTTGGACTTAAGGACGGAGAAATCCCACAAGCCATTCAAAACATGATGACAAACGTGTCTTCTTCTTTGTCCGAAAGCATTGAAAACGCGGACTTTGCATCCCTTGGTCAAAATATAGATGCGGGATTGGCAACCAGTATCACGGACAATGCGGATCAGGTTAATACTGCAGCAGAGGGAACGGTAAAAGGTGCCAGACAGTCTGCTGGTGCTGAGGCAGGAGAGGGTTCCCCGTGTACGGAGTGGATGACACTTGGAGAGAACATGGATCTGGGACTGGCGCAGGGGTTGACGGAAAGCGGAGCGTCGGTAGAAGCAGCGAATGCTCTTGCAGACAAGCTGCTGAGCTTGGTGCAGAGTGCTGTGGACAAGGCGGATTTTTCCAGTTCGTTTTCTGGAATGACTTCTGCAGCGGAATCCGGCATGGCTCGTATGACATCGTCTGTGACAGCAGGATCTGCCAAATCAGCGGCGGCAATGGCAACCGGTATGAAGAGCATGGAGCAGAAAGTGAATACCGGCATGGGGCTGATCAAGAACAAGACGACTTCTGGCATGAGCGGTTTCCGGGCGGCGATCACCGTTGGAATGAACGGGGCGAAAAGTGCGGCGGCGACTGGTACGTCTGGAGTGGTTTCGGTTTATAACAATCTGACCAGCCGGCTGTATCTGATCGGTGTGTATGCAGTGCAGGGACTGACGAACGGCCTGAATACACAGGCTCCGTCGGCTATCAATGCAGCCAGGAGCATCGCAAATTCCATTGCAACAACTATGAGCAACGCGTTGAAAGTGGGATCTCCGTCCAAGGTGACGACAAAGATCGGAGAATGGGCCGGAATCGGACCTGCCATTGGTATGAAGCGGATGTTGCCGAAAGTGAAAAAGGTCAGTGACCGTTTGGCGGAGATGATGGTGCCGGCAGTAGGACCGGATTTTGGAGGGGTATCTCAGCGGTTTGCTTATGCGACTAATGCCACGTTGACGCTCCGGCAGGATTCCGGAGATGCAGGCGGAATGCTGTCCATACTGAAAGAGATTCGCGATGAATTGGCGGATGATTCGGGCAGAATTTATAGCTTTGTGATTCCGGTGGAAGCAGATGGCAGAGAATTTGCCAGAGCTTCTGCCACCTATACGAAGGCAGAGCTGGATAAGCAAGAGAAAACGAGAAAGTGGTTAGGAGGTTCGAAATGATCTATCAATTTCGTGACACCACGCAAACAGTAGAGGACACCGGACTGCCAGCTGAAGCGGTCAGCATCAACGGGGTCTACATCGAAAACAAAATAGCAGGGTATCGTACCCTGCAAGTGAGCGGCAGGGAGATTCTCTCTGCCGAGATCACAACAAAAGAGATGAGCGGAAGAAACGGCTCGATGTTCCGGGGGAAGCGATTGCCGGATCGGGTCATTGAAGTGATGTACCTTTTGCAGGCAAGTTCAGCAGAGGACTTCCGGGAGAAGTATAACGAATTGAATCGGATCCTGAATCAGGAGCAGGCAAAGATCGTGTTCTATGATGAGTCGGATAAGTATTTTGTTGCAACGAAAACGGATGTGGAGGATCCAGAGCCGGGCAGGCTTTCGGTGACGGGAAAATATCATCTGTATTGTTGTGATCCCTTGAAGTATTCCCTGACGGAAAAAGAGTTTTCGGCAGCAGCAAATGAGGAAGGCGTGCTGGAGGCCACGATCGTGAATTCCGGAACGGAATCTGTTCCGGTCAGTTATGAGATCACGCACAATCACGACAACGGATATATCGGAATCGTGTCAGAGCATGGTGCAATCCAGCTTGGGGACGTTATGGAAACGGATGAGGAAGTGCAGGAGTCTTCTCAGTATTTGGTTTCCTATAAAGGCGGTTCTGCTTTCTCTCCTATGACGGATGGAAGCGGTATCGTGACAGAACCGGGAAAGATCGCAGTCAACGGAAGCTTTACGACAAAGACGGCAGGCGGGCAGGAGGTCCTTGCGCTTGGAAGTGTAGGGAGTGGTTCCTATTGGCACGGAGCGGTAAGGCAACTTACAATCCCGGCAGATTCCAGTGGCCAGCAAGGGGCGGCAAATTTTAAAGCGTCTGCACGGATCTGGTTTGAAACGGGATTGGTCTCTCAGACAGGGCTTTTGGAGTTTGTAATCGGAGACGAGGATGGGAAACTTTTGTGTGAGATGCATTTGGTCAAGAGTACGACAGCGAACAACAATGCGAGCTGTATCTTCAAACTGCAGGGAATGGGAGACAGTCAAAACGATGTGAAAAAGATTTCCTTTGAGCCGAACTATCAGAACAAAGCTACGAATTCCAGCGGTGGAGTGATTTATATGGAGAAAAGCGGGGAATTGTTTACGTTCTGTTTTGGCGGAAAAACCTATTCCTTCCGGGCTCCGGCACTGAAGGATAAAAAGGCAAAGACCATTTCTATCTTCTTGGGACAGATAGGAAGCCGGGGTGCCGGGAATTTGGTACATCATATGTATTTCCGAGAGTTGTCTTTCCGGTCTGACAAGGTGCAGGAGTTGGTGGATATCCCGAACCGTTATGCAAACGGAAGTGTGGTAACGATAGACGGAGCGACCACAAAGATTTATACAGATGGCGTTCCGAGCCAGACAGACGAGGTAAAGGGCTCTACCTATTTTCAGGCACCGCCGGGAGAAACAAAGGTGCAGTTTTATGTGTCTGATTTCTGCACACCGGCACCGACGATCAAAGCAAGAATCAGGGAGGCGTATCTGTAATGGAAAATGTAAGAATTGCGATCCTGGACAGTTATGAGCATGTCCTGGATTTTATGGATAACGATGCTCCGGACACGTTGCATTACTATGATGATGTCTTGCATGAGTACCTGCAGGGGAGCGCCTATACATACACCTTTACATGCAGTGCAGACCATGATACTTCTCAGTTTTTGATCGAGGGCAATCACATTTCGTTTGTGTACCGGGGTAAGGATTATTTCCTGAACATTATGAGCACAGAGCGGAATGAGCATGAGATCACAGTAGAAGCTTATGGGCTGTTGTTTGAGCTTTTGAATGAGGAAAAGGAAAAATACAGTGCTTCAAGTGCCATGACCTTTGCCCAATATATGAAGGTAATCGACTGGGAAGAAAGCGTGCAGATCGTTTTGAATGAAGTGGCGGACAAGAAGATCAAGCACGAATGGACGGGAACTGATACGGTATTAGGCCGTATTTTTTCTCTGGCCAATGTGTTCTCGGCAGAGGTAGAGTTTGAGGCAGAGCTGGAGCAAAACTATTCCCTGAAACGGATCGTGATGCGGGTTTATAAGGAGCATACAGACACAGTGCAGGGAATCGGTGAGAGAAGGCAAGATATTACGCTGCGGTACGGTGTAGATGTGGAAGGCATTACGAGGCGGATCGATATCAAGGATCTGTATACAGCGATCCGGCCATTTGGAAAAGACGGGCTGACAGTTACGAGTCTGAACAAGGCAGAGTATGATGCAAATGGTCAGTTGGAGTATTCCAGCCCATCCGGGAACCGGAATATCCTGGCTCCGCAGGCCAGGGACCGGTATCCGTCTAATCTGTTGACGGCGGCAAGTGATCGCTATATTGCAAAGATTTATAATTACGATACGGACAACGTCAACATGCTGTACGGGCAGGCTTTGGCGGAGTTGAAGAAACTGAGCACACCGAAAGCAACCTATGAAGTGACCGGGTATTTTGATACGAATATCGGGGACACGGTGGACATTGTGGACGAGGGGTATACGCCGACGTTGTATTTAAATGCCAGGGTTACGGAGCAGGAGCGGAGCTTTACCAATCCGGACGGGAATAAGACTACTTTCAGCAATATCGAAGAGGAGCAAAGTGAAATCTCGGAAGAGCTGCTGCAAAGGGTCAACACGTTGATACAGGAAAATAAGATTTATACCTGTTCGATCGTCAGTGATAACGGAGTGGTGTTTAAAAACCGGGAAGGGATGACTACTCTGAAAGCGATGGTGCTGGAAAAAGGAGTAGACGTTACCGGGGATTTCTCTTTGAAGTGGTATCAAGGGGAAACGGAGTTGGAGGAGACGAGCAGAGAACTTACGGTAGCAGCGGCGGATCTGACGGACAATAAGGCGGTTTACAGTTTTCAGGCGTATGATTCCGGAGAGGTATTCCGGGGCTCTTATCAGGTCACGGTATCGAATATTGATGACGGTGCACAGGGGCCGCCCGGAGAACAGGGCGCACAGGGAGAGCAGGGACCGCAGGGAAATCCTGGGGAAGCGGGAAATCCGGGGAAGAGTGTGGAGAGCATCACAGCAGAGTTTTATTTGTCTCCGTCCAAAGAAGAACAGACAGGGAGTGAATGGTCAGAAGCACCACCTTTGTGGGAAGAAGGAAAGTATCTGTGGACAAGGTATAAGGTAGCTTATAAAGATCCGGAAGAGGTGGCATATACGACCCCGGCTTGTGATAGCTCCTGGGAAGCGGCGAACCAGGTAGAGGAGAATCTGGAGAACAGTGAGCAGGAAATCCATCAACGGATCACGGATCAGAATGCGGATATCACAAAGAATGTGCAGGAGATTTTGCTGCAGGCTTTGACGGAATATACCACGACGGGAGATTTTGGCGAGTTTCAGTCTACGGTGGAAAGCCAGTTAAAGCTGCTGTCTGATCAGATGACATTGCAGTTTACGCAGATGCAGACGAAGCTGAATGACAGCAATGAATCTTTGCAGTCGCAGCTGAATACGATCACGAAGTATTTTACCTTTGATGTGAATGGGCTGACAATCGGTCAGGCAGATAATCCGTACAAGGTTATTATTGACAATGACCGATACAGTATGACGGTAAACGGAACAGAAGTGATGTGGATCGCAGACGGCAAGGTGTTTACGCCAGAGATTGAGGTTACAAAGGCATTTAAGTTGTTCGGTTATGTAGTTGACCAGGATTCGAATGGCAATGTAAATATGGAGTATGTGGGAGGTGATGCGTAATGGCTGATTCATCGGCAATGAGTACGAGCAATCAATTTGTAAAATATCATATCAGTGTATATGAGAATTCAACGAATTTGAACTCGAATACTTCGAATGTCACAGTACATGTATATTTCTATAGAACAAATACAGGATATAGTACATGGGGAAGCGGAACCGTGTATTGTAAAATCAATGGAACGACTTACAGCGCATCGGTAACGCCATCTCAGAAGATTACGAGTAGCGGTATTGTACTTTTTGCAAAGACGTTGGATATCCCGCATGGAAGTGATGGGAAAAAGACGCTTTCAACGAGTGCATGGATCTCTTTGAACTCGCCGCTTACTTCGGATGAGCAGGGATACAGTTATAAATTAACAGATATCCCCCGGAAATCGGAACTGACGGTAAAAGACGGGGTACTGGGGGAAGCGCAGTCATTGACTGTTACGCAGAAAAGTTCCTCTTTTACACATACGGTGTCTTATAAATGCGGGGAGCATTCCGGTACGATATGCGAAAAGTCCAAAGATACAAAGTTAATTTTCACACCGGAATTGGAGTTTGCAACAGAAGCACCGAACGGCAAAGCGGTTTCTATTGCCTATACGATCGAGACGTTTAACGGCTCCACATCTGTCGGAAGCAATACGTATCGAGCAGAATACAGCATCCCGGAAAGTGTGGTACCAACGCTTAGTATCGCAGTAGAGGATGGCGCATTAGATCCGGCTTATGATGTGTCTTACAAAGAAGCCTATGAGGTTTATGTACAGAATCATTCGCAGCTTTCAGTTGCTTTAACGGCAGCAGGAGCGTATGGATCCAGCATTGTCTCTTATGAGACGGCGGTTGATGGAAGTACGTACAATGCAGCGGTGTTTGTAACTTCGGTGTTAAAGAATGCAGGAGAGCAGACGATAACGGCTACGGTTGTTGATTCCAGAGGGCGAAAAGCAACTGCTTCGGCAACTGTGACGGTGGCAGAGTGTTATGCTCCAAAGATTACAGATTTGAAAGCTGTGAGGTGTGATGCAAACGGAAGTTTGAATTCCAGCGGTGCATTTTTAAAGATAACGTGCAGTGCGGATATTGCATCGGTCAATGATCTGAATACGGCAGCTTACAAGGTGCAGTATAAAAAGACGACAGACAGCATCTATACGGAGGTTTCCCTGTCTGATTTTGCAGGAAGCTATGTTTTTGCGGCAGATAAATATTCGTCTTACGACATTATTTTTACGGTAACAGATAATTTTACCAGTGTTTCCGTATCGACAATCGGTTCGTCTGTGCAGAAATTTATATCCTTTTTAAAAAAGGGCCTGGGGATTGCGCTGGGGAAGATTGTAGATACGGAGAATGCGTTTGATGTAAACTTTGACAGCTATTTTCGAAAAAGGGTGTATGACCGGTACGGAACAGAAATCCAAAACGGAGTAGCGGTTTATAACGAAAGTGCAGATGTTGATCCAGATACGTCGCTGGAAACAGCATTTGTAACATCCACGAATGCGCCAACAAATTACTACGGTGTCAGCAAATGGTACATTATACAGATTTTCACCGCAGAGAAAAGCCTCACGGCAGAAAGAGTACAGTATGCGGTTCCGCACAAAGGAAGCAGCCTTCCGCTGGAATTACATGTCCCGGTGTATAGCCGACATTATCTTGAAGCTGGCGGCGGATGGTCGGAATGGTATTCGGAAAGCCTGCGGGCATGGCCAGTCAATAGCATCTACATTTCCTATGGACAGGTTTCGCCGGCTGATTTGTTTGGCGGTACATGGGAGAGAATTCAGGAAGCATTTTTGTGGGGCTGCGGAGAGGAAGACACCATCGGTGAAACGGGTGGAGAGAAAACCCATACCCTTGCAAAAACGGAAGTTCCGAATGCAAAGGGAAACATCACATTTCATGGGGCTGGATCCGGAGGTACAGCAGTACAAGAAACAAGCGGCATATGCTCGAACGGAACATCTGTGAACGGGTATTCCTACCAAAAGCAGACCGGGGCGTGGTCGGTTGGACGTGTTGATTTTAATCTTGGATTTGGCGGAGGTGCCCACAACAACATGCCGCCGTATATCAAGGTGGCTATATGGAGGCGGACTGCATAGAAAGGAGGGAGGGAAGATGGAGAATGAATACATTACCCGTCAAGAACACGAAGAGTTCCGGCGGGGGATTGAGGGTGAGAAAAAACGGCAGAATAAGCGGCTGGACTTGGTGGAGGAAAAGGTTTCAGAGATCGGGGATCTTGTAACATCCATCAAAGAGTTGGCTGCGAATATGAAAAACATGGCAGAGGAACAGAAAAGGCAAGGAGACAGGCTGCAGACACTGGAAAACCGGGACGGAGAAATGTGGAGAAAAGTAGTGGGTCATTTAGCCACGACTCTCATAGGTATAGTAGTAGGATATATTTTTGTAAGGATTGGAATGTAAAGGAGAATGAAAAATGGAACAGATCATGAATTATGTGAAGCCGGAACTGTTAGTGGTAGCGATTGTATTGTACTTTGTGGGAGTTGGGTTGAAAAAGGCACAGGCGGTGGCAGATAAGTATATCCCTATGATCCTGGGAGCGTGTGGCGTTGGTTTGTGCGCTGTATGGGTACTGGCAACTTGTCCCATCAAGACAGGGCAGGAAATTGCAATGGCGCTATTTACAGCTATCGTGCAGGGCATTCTGACAGCTGGCTTGAGTACATACGTGAATCAAATTATTAAGCAGGTTGGGAAAGAGGAATAATAATTGAAGTAACACAGAAATGATGATAAGATAGATCCAGAGCAATCGTGTTGCAGGGTGGCTGACCTCTATTCTACATAGAATGGGGGTGGTGCTGATGAAACATTTTGATTTTAAAGACTTAATGTCTTTTGGAATGTTCCTTTTGGCATTACTGACATTCGTTTTTACGTTTATCAGATAGTGTTTTAAGCAATAGAAAACCACCCCGGAACTTTGGCGAGCGAAAGGGTGGAGTTTCTATATTCCATATAATTCGAGGTCAACCCACCTTGTGGGCGATTGCTCTATCTATTTGTATTATAGGTCATATATTGGTAAATATCAATAGTTTTTTAGAGAGTCTATTATAGGCTCTCTTTTTTATGTGCGACATCGCACAGGAAGGAGTAAACATGAAAATCTATTTGAGTCCATCAGCACAGCCGCATAACGCTTATGCAGTGGGAAATACAACAGAGCAGGTGCAGTGCAACCGGATCGCAGCAGTAGCAAAGGCGGCGCTGGAAAGAAACGGGTATATTGTAAGAAAAGCACCGGAGGGGCAGAGTTACGTGAAGAATGTAGCTGAATCCAATGCCTGGGGAGCAGATATCCATATGCCGATCCACACCAATGCAGGAGGAAACAATAAAGGGACGCTGGGACTTTGCTATAAGGGATGCGTAAACAATAAATATATGCAGGCGGTATACAAGGCAGTAGCAGAGTGTACGCCGTGGCCGGACATGGGCATCGGGGTCCGCAGTGATCTGTATGAGATCAACAAGACAAACATGATGTGCGTATATATCGAGTGTGCTTTCCATGACAAAGCGGATTCCGCTCAGTGGATCATCAACAATGTGACAGCTTTGGGCGAAGCGATTGCAAAGGGATTCTGTGCGGCAGACGGGAAGACATACATTCCGGCAGGCGGCAGCAGTCAGCCAAAGAAGACACCGAAGCAGGTGCCGGGAAATCCGGTCAATGACATGGGTGTGAAGTACAAGGCTCATTGTCAGACTATCGGAGACTGCGCAGAGGTACGGGACGGTCAGACAGCCGGAACCATCGACTACAGCACCCGGTTAGAGGGATTCTGGCTGAATCTGGAAGAGGTGATGAAGAAGCTTGGTGTACAGCTGAAAGTCCGTGCAAAAGCGCACATGCAGAGCATCGGCTGGGTAGATCTTGGTTATATCACAAAAGACACCTTGATCGGATCCAAGGGCAAGGGAAAGAGACTGGAAGCGTTTATCCTGGAGATCGAAGGGCTTCCGGCAGGGTGCCGCTTAGAGTATCGCAGTTATGTTCAGAGTGTCGGCTGGACAGGATGGGTGGCAGCAGGGTTTGCTACCGGCTCTGTAGGATTCGGAAAGCGGATCGAAGCGATTCAGATCCGGCTGGTTCGAGAGTGATTTCCGATTAATAATATAGAAGAAATTTACTTTATAGGTTATGACAAAATGGTCAACCATTTTGCTGTAACCTATAAAGAGCCCGCAAACCATTGATTTTACTGGGATTGCGGGTGTTTCATCTGTATAAGAAAAAATAGATTTTAAGAGAATCATTCTTGCGATCATAGATGATTTTATCAATGATCTGTTTCAGAGCTTCATTCTTTTGGATGTATGTATAGTTGTCGGAAATGAGAATATCATATACACTCCGGACCTTCTGCAACATGGTATCTGCCGGATTTTGATCAGATTTACATGCGACCTTTTTCAATTCCTTTAATTGCTGTTCTAAGGATTCCCGTTCCTTCTGAATGATAGCTTTATTCGCTTTATATTCTTCCAGCGTATCAATACCTTCCCGATAGGAGGCTTTTATTCGTTCCTCTTTTCCGGTAAGACTTTCCAACCGTTCTATTAGAACTTTTTTCTCGTCAAATTGCTCTGTGGGCTGGTATTCACGCAATTCATAGACAATATCTTTGGTATCCAGTACTTCTTTGATACTGTCCAGCACTTCCTTTTCGAGGGTCAGTGAGCTGATACCGTTTGGTTTTAAGCATTTACCCTTAGTATATCCGTAACAAGTAAAATAGGAATATTTTTCACCGTTTGCCCGTCGCATAGTGCAGGCAGTCATTGTACGCCCACAGTCCGGGCATTTAAGTAGTCCTGATAACCAATGCTTGTAGGTAGAAGATGGACGTTTGCCTTTAGGGTGGTATGTTGCAGCCAAACGCTTTTGGGCTGCATCAAATAGGTCTTTTGAAATGATTGCCGGCTGCATCCCGTCAGAGATGATCCATTCCTCCTTATCCTTGATTCGGTTTGTGGCATTTTCTGTGCGATTCCAGCGAACCATCCCGCAATAAGATGGATTTTGAATAATGTATTCAATAGATCTCCGTTCAAAGGCTTTTCCATGTGATGTCTTGAACCCCAAAGAATTTAGATATCTTGCCAAGTCAAAAAATCCCATGCCTTCGTAAACGTACTTTTCAAAAATAATCTGGATGATTTTTGCTTCTTCCGGAACAATCACTGGCGGCTTGCCATGCTCCACAACCTTGTAACCGAGTGGTGGACGCGCCTGGTATGCGCCGCGGGTAGCATTTTCTTTCATTCCACGGAATACTTCTCCGGATAACCGGATAGAGTAGTATTCGTCCATCCATTCAATGATACGTTCGACCAAAGAACCGAATGGATTGTCAGACAAAGGCTCTGATACACTCACAACATCTACATTATGTTGTTTTTTCAAAAGTGATTTATAAACAATACTTTCTTCCTGATTCCGTGCGAACCGGGAGAACTTCCATACAAGGATCAGATCGACAGGATGTTCTTTTTCCTTGGCAGAGGCAATCATCTCTTGAAAGCCCGGACGTTTCTTTGCTTTTCGGCCGGATATTCCGAGATCCGTAAAAAGCTTCAGAATCACAATATTGTTTTTGGCTGCGTAATCTTTGAGGAGCTTT